AACAATGGTAACTACAAATTAGATAAGCGTCGCTCTGATGAGAAAATCGATAACGTGGCTGCTCTTATGGATGCCTGGGTTGCGATGACTCGTAATAGAGAGATGTTTATGTAGAAAGGTGAACATATGTCGACTTTGCTACATTCGTACAAAACGTATGAGTCTGCGAACGCGATGGGTAATGGTAGTTTCACAGTCGAACCTGGTTCCAATTGGCAATCGATTTCGACATATCATTCTCCTTCGTACATTCAATCAATGAACACCTCTTATGGTAGTGACTTGATTAAATCTATTATCAATCGTATTGCTATTGACGCATCTACAGTTGAATTTAAACACTTGAAGATTGACCCTGTTAGTAAAAATCAAAATGAAATTAAATCTGGTTTGATTGATTGTCTTACTTACAAGGCAAACATCGACCAAACTGGACGAGCGTTCATTATTGATTTGGTCTGGTCTTTACTTGATGAAGGCGTCATCGCTATCGTACCAACTGTCACTGATAAAATCATGGATGGTGAAAAGACATTTGATGTTGAGTCTGTTCGTGTAGGTAAAATCACGCAATGGTTTACCGATTGTGTTAAGGTGCGATATTACAACGAAGACACTGGATTGGAATTCGAACAATCTCTCAAGAAAGAAGACGTGGCTATTATTGAGTCTCCACTCAGTGGTATTCTACAAGATAGTAACCAAACGCTTCAACTCTTGAAACAAAAGATTAACTTGATGAATTCTGAAGACAGAAATGCCGCGGCTGGTAAGATTAATGGTTTTATCCAATTTCCTTACCAGACAAATTCTGACTATCATCAGAAACAAGCGGATAGACGTCGTAAACAGTTAGAAGCCGAGATGAGTAAATCTACTTATGGTTTGGCTACATTGGATAACAATGAGAAATTCATTCCAACTGGTGGTAACATCCAGAACAATACGCTTGAGGATATTAATAAACTTAAGCAAGATTTCTACAACCAAATTGGCATCACTGAGAATATAATCAATGGTACTCAGTCTGGGGCAGAGCTTAATCTTTATTACAACCGAGTAATTGATCCAATTCTACAAGCTATTGTGGATGCGGTTAATGTCGCTTTTATCAGTAAAACCGCTCGTACACAAGGTCAGATTGTTCAGTTCTACCGTGACCCGTTCAAGATTCTACCTATCGAGCAACTTGCCAATACTGCAGACTTGTTCTCTCGTAATGCAATTCTTACTCCTAATGAGATTCGTGAATTTATTGGTAAAGAGCCTCATCCTAATCCACTTGCTGACCAACTTTACAACCGTAATATCGCCGATGGCAATCAAATGGGTGGTATTGCTACTGCTGGTCAAGGTATTGATGTTCAAAATCAAAATGGTTATGTTGAGAATGTTGAAGACGACCCTAGTCAGTATGTCTATCAAGACGAGAATGGTAACTATGTGGATTATCAAGGTAATCCTGTTGATGAAACTGGAAATCCTATTCGGAGGTAATAATGGACTATAAAGCATTAATTGAAAATGGACAAGAATTACATCATTATGGTGTTAAAGGTATGAAGCGGGGTGTTCGTAAAACTGCGTCCTATGGTAAAAATCTTGCAACAAACATGTACAATACAGTGCGTCATCCAGTATATCATAACAAGGCTGTGCTTGCTGGAGCAAGTCATTCGATTCTTGGTGCACAAATGCAAACTCATACCAATTTAAAGTATAAGAATGCTGTGGTTAAGAAACTTGTTGATTCTAAGCGTAAAATGAACAAGAAAGACCGTTCAATCAAGAACCGATTAAGTAAAAAATATCGACTTGGAGAATCTAAACGTGTAGAAACCGCTATTCGTTCAACACCATATCGCGCATGATGGGCGTAAAATAACATAATAAACGAGGTAATGGATAATTGAACAAACCACAAAATTACGATTTCGCTGGTTGGGTTACGAAGAATGACCTCAAATGCTCAGACGGTGTAACAATCCGTCATGGTGCATTCTCTGGTCTATCTGGAGAAAAAGTACCATTGGTTTGGCAACATTCTTATTCTCAACCAGGAGATACAATCGGATATATCCTTCTTCACTCAAATGATCAAGGTGTATACGGTTACGGATATCTCAACGAAACAGAACGTGGTCAGGATGCCAAAGAACTTTTGCGACACGGAGACGTGAACCAAATGTCTATTGGCGCTCGTAAAATCCAAAAGAGTGGACAAGACGTAATTCATGGAGAAATCTATGAAGTATCACTAGTACTCAAGGGCGCAAATCCTGGAGCTGTCATCGAAGAGGTTCTTACTCACGGTGATGGTTTTGTCGGCGATGAAGTATTCATCACTACAGGTCTTACACAAGACTTGTTGAAACACTCTAACTCAGAGGAGAACCAAATGGCAACAATTGGACAGGTTATTGAGTCTTTGACAGAAGACCAATCAGATGTTGTAATTAAGGGACTCGAAAACGGATTCGAAAATCTTTCAAAAGAAGATGCTGAAGTTATCGAAACCCTTACAGACGAACAAGCAACTGCTATTGCTATCATCAATTCTGTAGGCGATACTATGGATGAAGATGAGTTGACAAATGCTAGCATTTCTGACTTCGAAACAGTCGAAGAGGGAGAAGAAGCGCCAGTAGAAGTTAAAGAAAAAAAAGCAGCAGAACCTAAAGCTGAAGAAGTTGAAGATGAAGCTGCAGAAGACAAGTCTGAAGAGGGAGAAGAAGCCGACGCAGACGAAGAAGAAATTGAACACTCAGGAGTAGATATGAAACAGAATTCATTTAATCAAAATGGGATTGAAGATCAAGACACTTTGACTCACGCTGCTCAACTTGCTGATGATGCTGTTCGTACAGCCGCAGCTCTTGGTACAGGCTCAATTAAAGCAGCCTTGGCTGGTGTAGATTCAAGTGGTGAATTCTTGCAACATGGTATCTCTAACATTGATATCTTGTTCCCAGCAGCACAATTGCAAAAAGGTATTCAAGCTTACAATCCTAACGCTAAAAACGTTGAAACAATCCTCAACAAATTCAGTGCTGTATCTTCACCAAATGTTAAAAACATTTATGCTGACTTGACAGAAGAGCAAGCTCGTGCTCGTGGTTACATCAAAGGTAATGAAAAACTTAATCAACGCCTTATCAGCTTGTACTATCGTACAACTACACCACAAACTGTCATCCATAAAACAGCTATTGACCGTGATGACGTAATCGATATTCGTGAAAACGGTATTGATGCAGTTTCATTCTTGAAACAAGTACAATCAATCAAATTCAAAGAAGAACTCGTACGTGCTGCTATCTTCGGTGACGGACGTGATGCTCTTGTTGGTGGTAAACCAAACAAAGAGAAAATCAGCGAAGAACATATTCGCCCAATCACTAAAGATGATGACTTCTTCACAATCAAAGTCACTTCAAATGACTGGATGTCCGTAGTTGATGATGTAATCAAGACTCTTCCTGGTTACCAAGGTTCTGGTTCTCCATCACTTATCATCAACCCATTCGACCTTTCTAAACTTAAGACTCTTAAAGATAAGAACGGTCGTTACTTGTATGGTGCATCAAGCGATGGTAACCGTCTTGCAACTAACTCAGACCTTGCATCTTACTTCGGATGTTCTGAAGTTATCGAATTCCGTGATATGCCTCAAGGTAAATTCTTGATTGGTAACTTGAACGACTATGTATTTGGTCAATCTCAGGGTGGACAAGTCGTAACATTCGACGATTTCGATATCGACTTTAACCAAATGAAATACCTTATGGAAGCACGTCTTTCAGGTGCTATCATGATCCCACGTGCCTTCATCTTTGTAACAGTTACAAATGCTGAAGCAACTAACGAAGATATGCTTAAATTCCGTAAAGATGCCCTTAAGACAAAACCTAACTGGGTTGAAAAACAAGACAAACCTGGTGACAAATACTTGTCTAAACATTCAGACGCTGACGAAGCTGCAGCAGCTAGCCCTGCATCAGGAAATCCAGGTTCAACAGGACGTTCAGGCGGCTAATTTCAAAATGGAATATAGGAGAGTAGCATGAGGACGACAATAGATATCTTAGTTCGCGGTATTGAAGAGACAGAGGTTAAACCTGGTGTATATTCGTACGAGTACACACGATATCGAAAGGTCCCTGCTAACATTGTCGAAAATAGACGCTATGATATTTCTGATTCACAACGAATTAACGAGAATATTAAGTCTAACTTCGACTTCTCTTTTGTATTCGCTAACGATGATACAGACCGTGTTAATCGTATCTGGTACGTTATTTACAAGAATCAAGTGTATTCTGTAAGTAAAATCCTCAATTACCCACCACGAGTACGAATTGTACCTGATGGTGTTATGAGTCTTGAAGACATTAATAAATTGGGGGTAGTAATTAAAGATTATGACTAGAACACACACTGAACTCATCGAAGAACTTAAGACGATTTGCCCAAGGGTGTATTATCAGAAACCAGATGGTTCTCAACTGAAATTCCCTTGCATTGTTGTTGAAAAGAACTACCTAGATGTAGAGTCAGCAAACAACAGAGCTTATCGTTCTAACAGGTCTTATATTGTTAATTTCTTTACAAGGGTGGACGACGACTCAATCGAGGACGCCATGCTTGACAAATTCGATTACGTACGTCTTAACAACTACGATGTAGACAACGGTTTATATCAAGAGACGTATAGAGTATATTATTAGAGAGGTTATTATTTCTATGGCAAAATTGCTTTGGGACCAAACAGGTCAAAAGACTTATCAAACAGGTGTAGACCGTGGTGTACTTTTCCCTATGGCCAGTGCTGGTACATATGAAAAAGGTGTAGCTTGGAATGGTTTGACTAAAGTGTCTGAATCACCAGATGGTGGTGACGCTACAGCCAAATACGCTAACAACGGTAAATACTTGAACTTGATCGCGAAAGAATCATTCAAAGGTTCTATCTCAGCTTACACTTATCCTGATGAATTTGCAGCTTGTCTTGGTGAAGTTGATGCCGTCGCTGGTGTTAAACTTACTGCACAAACTCGTAAATCATTCGGTTTCGCTTACCGTACTCTTATCGGTAATGATACTGAGTCTACAGGTCACGGTTACCTTATCAACTTGGTATACAATGCCACTGCGGGTGTTGCATCTAAAGACTTTGAAACAATCAATGACTCACCAGATGCTATCGAATTCTCTTGGGACTTCACAACAACTCCAGTAGATACAGGTGTTGATAACACTCAATCAATGGCGCATATCATTATCGATTCAACTAAGCTTGAACAAAGCAAACTTAAGAAAGTTGAAGAAGCTATCTACGGTACAGACAACACTGATGCTAAACTTCCTACTCCAAAAGAACTCATGGTTCTCCTTGGTGTAGTTACTGGTTAAAATTTCAAAATGAACTTGTTTTTATAAGAAAGGATTTATTCAAATGATTGTAAAAGAAATTACTTATGTAGAACCACTCTCTGGTGACGAACTCACTGAGAAGTTCTATTTCCACATTAACAGTGCCGAAGCACTTCGTATTATGGGTCGCTCAGGAAACAAAGACTGGGAGACTTACGTTAAAGATGTAGCGGCATCAGGTGACGCAGACCGCATCATGGACTTTATCGAGCAATTTGTTTCTATTGCCGTTGGGTATAAGAATGTTGATGGACGCTTTACTAAGACGAAAGATTTTCGCGATGAATTCCTAGCGTCAGAAGCATACGGTAAACTCTTCGTAGATTTCATCCAAGATGAAGCATTTGCACGTAAATTCTTCTCACAATTGATTGAAGAAGGTCGTTCAGGTAAGAACAAGGGTCAAAACGCTCAGCTTGAGACAGTTGCCAATAAAGGTAACCGTCAACAACGTCGTAGCAAAAAATAGTAGGTAGCAAGTATGCTTGAGATAGTTACAGAGGAGATTTATGACGAAACAACGAGCATGATTCTTCCAGGAAAAGTATACCATTTCGAGCATTCGTTGTTAGCTATTAGTCAATGGGAGATGGTGTTTAAAAAACCGTTTCCCTTTTTAAATGGCTTGCAGGTGGAACCTATTGAAGTGTTAGCTTATGTCCAATTAATGAATTTAGATAAGACAGGGTTCGACATAGACAATTTGTCCGAATCCAACATAAAGGAGATAATAGAATACATCAATAGTAAACCCACTGCAACTACGATTTCTTCATCGGGAGAAGGTGGTCGTCGTATACTAACATCAGAGGTAATCTATGCATATATGGCGAATGCACAAGTACCATACAGTTGTGAAACATGGAATATCCATAGACTTCTTGTATTGCTTGGGGTTATAGGTGAATTAAATGCACCTAAGAAGAAACGTAGTAAAGAAGAAACTGCACGCATGTACAAAGACTTGAATGCTAAACGACGTGCTGAGATGGGAACTACAGGTTAATTCAAAATGAAATATTCAATGTCATCAGATAGTAAGTTTCAGAACCTATTCGACGACTTTAAAAAAGAAACCGCTATGGATAAAATCTACAGAGTGGTCGACACTGAAACTAAAAAAGCTTATGACGGCATTGTTGAGAGTACTCCTGCTAGGTCAGGCTTAACTAAGTCGTCATGGAATAGGCGAATTACAATGAGCAAAGACCAGATAGATGTTATCTTTGAAAATTCACATAAAGCTAAGAATGGTAAACCTATTGTTGTATATGTAGTGAATGGACACTATACTCGTACCCATGGTTATGTTAGACCAAATGATTTTGTGTCTCCTAGAACTGATAGTATAACAAGTGATATAACAAAAGGTTTGTCGGGAGGGAGTAGTTAATGCCTAGTTCTGTAGTAAAAGAACAGATTTATAAACTAAAACTCGACGCCGCAGACTTACAACAGAAACTTCAAAATGCCATCAAAGATGTTGGTAATTTCCAACAAAAGATGGATTCTATCAATGGTAAATCTGTTGATAATGTTGAGAAATCAACTGGTTCTCTGTCAAGTAAACTGGCAGGTCTAGTCTCACA